GCTTCTGATGAACCTCTGCCAAATACATTAAATGTAGGTGATAAAGTATATTTTCAACCTGATAGCGAATACGAGTATAATTTAGATGGTGAAAAATTATACAGAATGTTTACTAATAACATAACAATGGTTTCATGAATAATATAGAATTAAAATTAGAAATAATTAAGGCAGGTAAAAAAGCTGTAAAAGAACTTATAAAAGTTGCTAATGAAGGTATATTAAAAAAAGACATAGATTAAAAAACGCAGCAGCTTCTAAAAAGCTAGCTATATTTGATGCTTTTGAAATTTTATCTAAGATTGAAGAAGAAAATAGTATGATTAATACAGATAACGTAGAAACAAAAGCAGCGCTATTTAAGGGTTTTGCAGAAGGTAGGTCAAAATAATGTATACACAAACTTTATATAAAATACTTGAAAATGTTATACCTGAAAAGGTATTAAATTCTTATAATAAAAAGAAAGCATGGAAGTATGGATATAATAAAGAATATGATATTGTTATTATTTCAAAAGACGGCACAATTGGTGATGTATATGAAATACAAAAATTAAGAATAGCCTTACCAAAAGAAAAAGATGTTCATAGTTTTAAAAATAATTATTGGGATAAATTAGAATATCCTAAAGAATTAAGCAAAATAAAGAATGTATTTGATTGGGATAAATATCCTGATACTTTTAAAGAAAAATGGTATGACTATATTGATAAAGAATTTGAAAGGCGTGAAAAAGGTTTTTGGTTTAATAACAAAAACGTTCCTACTTATATTACTGGTTCTCACTACATGTACTTGTGCTGGACCAAAATTGATGTTGGGCAGCCAAACTTTAGAGAGTCCAATAGATTATTCTATTTATTTTGGGAGGCATGCAAAGCAGACATTCGTTCATACGGAATGTGCTATCTTAAAAACAGGCGTTCAGGCTTTTCGTTCATGTCCTCATCAGAACTCGTGCATGCAGCAACCACCTCACGTGACTCACGTTTTGGCATATTGTCAAAGACAGGGTCGGATGCTAAGAAGATGTTCACTGATAAGGTCGTTCCCATATCACTTAACTATCCCTTCTTCTTCAAGCCCATCCAGGACGGAATGGACAGGCCGAAGACCGAGCTTGCCTATAGAGTACCTGCCTCCAAACTTACCAGAAAGAAACTTGATGCAAATCAAGCCGTTGAGGAACTTGAAGGTCTTGACACCACGATTGACTGGAAAAACACAGGGGACAACTCGTATGATGGGGAAAAATTAAAAATACTTGCTCACGATGAAAGTGGGAAATGGGAAAGACCTGACAACATACTAAATAATTGGAGAGTTACAAAAACATGTTTAAGACTAGGTTCTAGAATTATTGGAAAGTGTATGATGGGTAGCACATCTAACTCAATAGAAAAAGGTGGTGGCAACTTTAAAAAGTTATATGCAGATTCCGATGTGGGAAAAAGAAACAAGAATGGTCAAACTAAAAGCGGACTATATTCACTTTTCATCCCAATGGAATGGAATTATGAAGGCTTTATAGATGTTTATGGATATCCTGTTTTTGACCAACCAAAAGAAGATTTAGAAGGGCCGCATGGAGATGTGATAGATGAAGGAGTTATTAATCATTGGAATAATGAAGTTGAAGGTTTAAAGTCTGATCCTGATGGATTAAATGAATATTATAGACAATTCCCTAGAACAGAGTCTCATGCATTTAGAGATGAAAGCAAACAATCATTATTTAATTTGCAAAAAATTTATCAGCAAATAGATTATAATGATTCTTTAATAAAAGACAGATTTGTAACAAGAGGTTCTTTTAGTTGGAAAAATGGCGTTCAAGATACAGAAGTTATTTTTTCACCAAATGACAGAGGTAGATTTTATGTTTCCTGGACTCCCAATAAACAATTACAAAACAAATATTATTACAAAAATGGAGTTAAGTATCCAAGTAATGACCATATGGGGGCGTTTGGTTGTGATAGCTACGATATCTCAGGAACAGTAGGCGGTGGAGGTTCTAACGGAGCTTTGCATGGAATGACTAAGTTTCATATGGATGAAGGCCCAACTAGTGAGTTTTTTTTAGAATACATTGCTAGACCTCAAACTGCAGAAATATTTTTCGAAGATGTTCTTATGGCTTGTGTATTTTATGGAATGCCTATTTTAATAGAAAACAATAAACCACGTTTATTATATCATTTTAAAAATAGAGGATATAGAGGTTTTAGTATGAATAGGCCTGATAAAATTTATACTAAATTATCAAAAACAGAAAAAGAATTAGGGGGAATACCTAACAGTTCAGAAGATGTAAAACAAGCACACGCAGCAGCTATAGAGTCGTATATAGAAAAGCACGTAGGTTTTGATATGTCAGGTACATTTAGAGAGTCAGATTTAATAGGTTCTATGTATTTTATTAGAACGTTAGAAGACTGGGCAAGGTTTAATATTAACAACAGAACTAAGTTTGATGCTTCAATTAGTTCAGGTTTGGCTATTATGGCTACACAAAAGAACCTTTATCAGCCCATTAAAAAGAAATCAAAAATAAAACTTAACTTTGCAAGATACGACAATAAGGGAAGTTATAGCCAAATTATACAATAAATGGAGGATGTAAAAATCACGTTAAATCCCACAGGTTTTCCTAGTCAATTTGTTTCAGACAAAGAAAAGGATTCCTTTGAGTTTGGATTACAAATAGGACAAGCTATTCAATATGAATGGTTCAGAAAAGATGGTGGACAAAGTAGATTCTATAATCAATGGGCAGATTTCCATCGGTTGAGACTATATGCTCGTGGCGAGCAGTCAATACAAAAATATAAAAACGAACTAGCGATAGATGGCGACTTAAGTTATCTTAATCTTGACTGGACTCCTGTGCCTATTATTCCAAAATTTGTAGACATTGTTGTAAATGGAATGGCTGATAGAGTATTCAAAATAAAAGCTTTTGCTCAAGATGGAATGTCTTTAGATAAAAGAAGTGAATATCAAGTACAATTAGAAAAAGACATGTTAGCAAAGCCTGTTATGAAACAGGTACAACAACAATTAGGAATAAACACTTTTGCAACTTCAGAAGAAGATGTTCCTAATACTTCAGAAGAGTTGGCATTACATATGCAGTTGAAGTATAAGCCTTCAATTGAAATAGCAGAAGAAGAAGCAATAAATACATTACTTTCTGAAAATAGATATTACGAAATACAAAAACAATTATACTATGATCAAACTGTTTTAGGTGTTTCAATGTGTAAAAATTCTTTTAAACCAGGAGCAGGAATTGCAATTGAATATGTAGACCCTGCAAATGTTGTATATAGTTACACAGAAGATCCGCATTTTCAAGATTGTTTCTATTGGGGTGAAATTAAAACATTACCAATAACTGAATTAAAAAAGATAGATACTAGTTTGACAAGACAGGATATGGATGAAATATCTAAGTACAGTCAAAGTTGGTATGATTATAATAATACAGCTCAGTATTACAATAATAGTTTATTTAGTAAAGATAGTGCTACTGTTTTGTTTTTTAATTATAAAACAACACATACGTTTACTTACAAGAAAAAAGTAAATTCATCTGGAGCAGAAAAAGTAATTGAAAAAGAAGATACGTTTGATCCTACTCAGGAAATGCAAGAAGAAGGAAACTTTAAAAAAGTTTCTAAAACCATAGATGTTTGGTATGAAGGTGTAATGGTCATGGGTACAAATATTTTGCTTAAATGGCAAATGGCTGAAAACATGGCTAGACCACAATCAGCATCTCAAGAAGTGTATCCTGAATACATAGCATGCGCACCTAGAATGTATAAAGGTGTTTTTGAATCATTAACAAGACGTATGATTACGTTTGCTGATTTAATTCAGATAACACACTTGAAATTACAGCAAGTAATATCTAGAGTAGTACCTGATGGTGTTTTTATAGATGCAGATGGATTAAATGAAGTAGACCTAGGAACAGGTCAAGCATATAATCCTGAGGATGCATTGCGAATGTTTTTTCAAACAGGTTCTGTTATTGGTAGAAGTTATACTCAAGATGGAGATTACAATCAAGCAAAAGTACCTATTCAACAATTAAATAGTAATTCAGGACAAGGTAAAATACAAAGTTTAGTTGGTTCATATAATCATTATATGCAAATGCTAAGAGACGTAACAGGATTAAATGAGGCTAGAGATGGCTCAACTCCTGATTCATATTCTTTAGTAGGGTTACAAAAACTGGCTGCATTGAGTAGTAATACAGCAACAAGACATATTTTAGACGCAGGTCTTCAAATGAGTCAAAGACTTTGTACAGCATTATCTAGTAGAATTGCTGATGTAATAGAATATTCTGAATTTAAAGAAGAATTTATAAATCAAATTGGAAAATTCAATGTTGGACTCCTTGAAGAAATAAGTAAGTTATACTTAAGTGACTTTGGAATATTTATAGAAATTGAGCCTGATGAAGAAGAAAGAAAAATGCTTGAACAAAACATTCAAATGGCATTACAGAGAGATTCTATAAATTTAGAAGATGCTATTGATATACGTGAAATAAGAAACTTAAAGTTAGCTAATCAAATACTTAAGTTAAAAAGAATAGCTAAACAAGATAGAGTTCAAAAAGAAAAAGCTGCTGCTGCTCAACAACAAGCTCAAATAAATCAACAATCACAACAGATGGCAGCTCAAGCAAAAATGCAACAATTCCAAATGGAAAATCAAGCTGCTGTACAATTAGAACAAGCTAAAGCTGAATTTGCCGTTAAAAAGATGCAGGGTGAAGCTACAATAAAAGCTGAGCTTATGAATCTTGAATTCTCACTACAGATGAGATTAAAGGGTGTGGATATTGATATGAAAAAAATGGAGCAAGAAGGTTTGCAAAAAAGAGAAAATGAAAGAGAAAACGCCAAGTCTGCTAGGATATCTCAAGCAAATACAGAGCAATCAAAACTTATAGAGCAAAGAAAAAACAATTTACCGTCAGTTAGTTTTGAATCTAACGAGGATAGTTTAGATGGGTTTGACTTAGCCGAGTTTGAGCCAAGATAGCCTTAAAAATCAATTATAATTATATAGTAACTTTGTAAAAATTAAATCAAATGGAAATTAAAGTAAAATCACTAGATTCTGTGCCAGAAAAGTCTACACAGGAAGTAGAAGAAACTCTACTAAAAAAACACGAAGAAGAAACAACACAGGTAAATGATACTCCTGTTGAGGATACAAGTGTAAATGAAACAGTTCAAGAACCGATAAATGAAAATATCGGTTTAAAAGACGAAGACGTTCTTTCATATATTAAAGAAAGATATAATAAAGATATATCTTCAGTTGATGATTTGTTTTCAGAAAGAGAACAATCAAATGATTTACCTGAAGAAGTATCTAAATATTTAGATTATAAAAAGAATACAGGTCGTGGATTCGAAGATTTCGTAAAAGTAAATAAACAATACGATAATTTAGATGACGATCAAGTGTTAGCAGAGTACTATTCTTTAACAGAATCAGACCTAGACAAAGAAGATATTCATTATTTAATGGAAGAAAAATTTTCTTATGATGAAGATATTGATGATGAAAAAGATATAAAGAAAAAGAACATTGCTAAAAAAAGAGAACTTTCAAAAGCTAAGACATATCTTAATGAGTTAAAAGAAAAATACAGAATTCCTCTTGAGTCAAGTGGGAATTCTATTTCAGAAGAACAACTTAAGGAAATCGAAGCTTATAAAGGTTATATTAAAAATTCTCAATCAGCTAAAGAAGTTAATGAAAAGAAGAACGAGTTTTTTGTTAAAAAAACTAATGAAGTTTTTAATCCTGAATTCAAAGGTTTTGAGTTCGAAGTAGGTGACAAAAAAGTAAAATATTCTTACGGTGACGTTAATGAGATGAAATCTAAGCAAAGTGATTTAAACAATCTAGTCAGTAAGTATATTGGCGATGATGGTTTAATAAATGATGCTAATGGATGGCATAGAGCGCTAAGTGCTGCTATGGATCCTCAGCGATTTGCTAATTATTTTTATGAGCAAGGAAAAGCAGATGCGATTGGTGACGTTACTAAAAAAAGTAAAAACGTCAATATGTCAATTAGGCAAACTCCTCAATCAATTGGAGATACAGGTTTTAAAGCTAGACAAGTTTCAGATACAAGCGGCAGAGGGTTGAAAATTAGAAGTAAAAAAAAATAAGTTAAAAATTAAAAAATTATTATTATGGCAGTAGATGCAGTACCTGGGTTTGACTTACAACCAAGTTCAGAACAGGTTTTATTACAGACAAACTACATTACTAACTTCGATTTCTTAAACCAGTATCTTCCAGATACTTACGAAAAAGAATTCGAACGTTACGGTAATCGTACAGTAGCATCATTCTTAAGAATGGTAGGCGCTGAAATGCCTTCTAACTCTGACCTTATCAAATGGGCTGAGCAAGGAAGACTACACACTAAATATGCTGATGTTGTATCAGCAGGAGCAGCAGGAGCGGCTACAGCAACTCTAACAATTAATGATGTATTAGTACCTGGTTCAGGTTCTATTGCAATTCGTGTTGGTCAAACAATTATGCTATCTGATAGCTCAATTGGTTCAACTAATAGCAACAAAGCAATTGTTACAGCAGTAGATACTGCAAACGGAACAGTTGATGTAGCTTACTATGAGTTAGCAGGTCAATCAATGGCAGCAGCAGTAAAATGTTCTTTATTTATTTATGGTTCTGAGTTTCAAAAAGGAGCTATCGGAATGCAAGGACAGTTAGAAGCTGATGACAGTATTTTCCAAAATTCACCAATCATCATCAAAGATCACTACGCAGTAAGTGGTTCTGACATGGCTCAGATTGGATGGATTGAAGTAACAACTGAAAATGGTGCTACAGGATACCTATGGTATTTGAAATCAGAGCATGAAACTAGACTTCGTTTTGAAGACTATTTAGAAACAGCAATGGTTGAAGCAGTACCAGCAGAAGCAGGTTCAGGTGCAGCAGCAATTGTAGAAGGTGTAGCTTCAGGTGTAGGTAACAAAGGTTCAGAAGGACTTTTCTATGTTATTGAAGAGCGTGGAAATGTATGGAGTGGTGGTAACCCAACAACTCTTGCAGATTTTGATGCAATTATTCAAAGACTTGATAAGCAAGGTTCTATTGAAGAAAACGTAATTTTCTTAAACAGAGAGTTTGGATTTGACATTGATGATATGTTAGCGTCTCAAAACTCATATGGTAACCCAGGTGGTACATCATATGGTCTTTTTGACAATGACGAAGAAATGGCTCTAAACTTAGGATTCTCAGGATTCCGTAGAGGATATGATTTCTACAAAACAGACTGGAAATATCTTAACGACCCAACAATGCGTGGTGATATCGTTGGTGGAGCTATCAATGGGGTACTAGTACCTGCAGGTTCTACAACTGTATACGACCAAGTATTAGGAAAGAATGCTAAGCGTCCTTTCTTACACGTTCGTTATAGAGCTTCAGAAACTGAAGATAGACGTTACAAAACTTGGATTACAGGTTCAGCAGGTGGAGCAGCTACTTCTAGCTTAGATGCTATGGAAGTAAACTTCTTATCTGAAAGAGCTTTATGTACTTTAGGTGCTAACAACTTCTTTATCTTTAAATAAGATAAGAGTATAATTATGTGGTAGTTGCCCTCGTTGAAATGACGAGGGTAATTATTACTTTTATTAAAATTAAATCGAAATCAAATGAAAAAAAAGAAACAATCTTTTGTAGATAAAACCTACAAACTTACTAGAGACAAAGCTCCATTGAGCTACACAATTCCATCAAGGAATACAAAAAGAAGTACATTATTATATTTTGACGAAGAGACTGGAACAAACAGGTCTATGCGTTATGCTAAAAATCAAAAAAGTATTTTTGAAGATGAGCAAGATGGTAATGTAATCTTAGAGCCAATTATTTTTGAAGATGGCTTTTTAAGAGTAGAAAAACAAAACCAAATATTACAAAAATTTTTATCACACCACCCAGGTAACGGAAAAGAATTCGTTGAAGTTGACAAAGAAAGAGATGCTAGCTTAGATGTTGATTTCTTAGATGTGGCATTAGATGCTCAAGTTTTAGCTAAAGATTTAGATATTGAAATGCTAGAGACAGTTGCACGAATTGTAGTTGGGCTTAGAGTCGATAACTTAACTTCTGCTGAATTAAAAAGAGATGTTAGAATGTTTGCAGGTAGATATCCTGAAGACTTTATGGAGGCTTTAAACGACCCTTTATTAAAACTTCAAAACAAATGCGCTAAATTTTTTAGTGAAGGTTTATTAGTTTTAAAGAATAAAAAGGATGTTTATTATAACTTAAAAGGAAATAAGAAAAAGTTACTTACAGTTCCTTATGGTGAAGACCCCTTATTTATCCTAGCGTCATTTCTTCAGAGTGATGAAGGGCTAGAGGTGTTAAGAATATTGGAAGACAAGCTATAACCAATACAAAAAATTAGATTTTACCTGAAAGGGGCTTCAAAAAAAATGAAGCTCCTTTTTTTGTATCTTTGTAAAAAGATTAATAGGTATGATAAATACAGTAAGAGCTACCGTCCTTTCTATCGCAAATAAAAACAATTTTGGTTATATAACGCCTAATGATTTTAACTTATATGCAAAGCAAGCACAATTAGATATTTTTGAAGATTATTTTTATCAATATAATTCACAGATAGTAAAACAAAATGCTAGAGTTTCAGGGTCAGGGTATGCAGATGTTTTAAAAGGAATAGAAGAAGTTGTTGATAGTTTTTCGTCTACAAGAGCTTTATTAAATAGTGGCTTAAGTAATTATCAATTGCCTGAAGACTACTATCTTATGAATAAGATAAATTATTATCCTAACCTCATAACTAGTGGAGCGTCAACTATAGTTTCTACAAATCGACTAATTGATCAAAATGCAAACTTTATATTAGCTGGAGTTCAACCAGGTATGTTAGTGACGAATATTGTAAATCCTATTGATCCAACTATTCCAACCACAGGAGCTAGTGCTTTTGTTGTTAATGTATCTAGTGCTAATCAACTAATATTGTCTGCAGATATAATTGACATAAACTTTCAAGGATACGCTATAGTAAATACATTAGGTATAACTGAAGTTGAAAGAGTTTCACAAAACAAAATATTTTATTTAAACTCATCACCTTTGACTCAGCCAAATCAAACTTTTCCAGCTTATGTTTTAGGAGGAGCTAATAGTGCTGTTTATGGAAATACTATTAGCGTATATCCAAACACATTGACAGCTGAAGGAACAATTATAGGTCAGTATATAAGATACCCTAAAGATCCTAATTGGACATATTTTAACATTATCACAGGGGGAGAACCTAGTTTTGATGAAACAGCTCCTGATTATCAGGATTTTGAACTGCCTGATTCTGACCAAACTAATTTAGTTAATAAAATTCTTCAGTACGCAGGAGTTTCTATAAGAGAAGCGCAATTAGCACAATTCGGAAAAATGGAAGAAAAGGAATCAGACCAACAAGAAG